GTACAGGCCGGCTTCCCTAATTGTGTACGGTCCGTCGCCCGCCGCGAGATAGCAGTCGAAATAGGCGACGTTCGCGGCTCCGGCGACGGTGCCGTGGCCGGTGATCGCTTTGCGAGCCACCTCGTGATAGAGCGCGGTCTCGCCGCCCGACGGCACGGTGGCGCCGTCGCCTATCGCGATCTGCGTTACCGTGATCGTGGTCGCGTTGGCGAGCGCGGCCGCTTCTTTGGCTCGGCCAAGTGTGGTCATGACAGCAAAAGAGGTCTGAGCCATTTAGGCAGCCTTTACGTGAGCGGTTGCAGACATGAGCGCCACGGCGGTAACGCCCATGTAATTCGAAGCGCGCAACACCGGAGGATCAAAAACGAAGGGATGGGCGGTCGCGCTGAGATCGGAGCGCGCTAGAGCCCCGACGTAAACGTTGCCGCGCGCGCGCAAGATCGCGAGCGTCGTAAAAACGCGAGACTTAGGTTTTGCAGCGTCAACAGCCTGAATTGCGTAGCCTTGCGTTGGCAGGTCGAAGACCGGGCCGCCGTTGCGGTAGATGATCTCAATGCGGAACGTGCCGCGGCGCGCGCCTTCTTCCCACCACTCGACGACGCGCGTTTCGAGGTCAAATGCTGCCAGCGCGCGCCGCACCGCGCCGATCGTACCCTTCAGACGGTGCACGATTGGCGAAGCCGCAATCACCGCGCGCTTCTGCGCTTCCGGCCAATCGTTGGACCAAACGTCGACCGATACGCCTTGCGCAAGCCACGGTAGTAACACCGCTGGGCATGTAGCCGGGTTCCAGATCGAGACGACGATGGTCGGATCGACAGATGCGATGCGCGCCAATTCGGCGGTCAGCAGCGCACGCTCGATAGGCGCGGCCGACGATGGCAATATCCGGTCGGCAATCGGCGCGACCGCTGCAACAGCTTCAGCCGGCGTCAATCCCAACTCCCCGCCGTCTGCACCGTCGTCACGGTGATGGTGCCAACCTGCGCCGCGCCTTTCGGACCCGGTTCGATATCTGCGATAGGCGACGTCACCTCGACCGTCACCTTGTTGTCCACGGCGGCGCGGCCGCCGATCACTTCACGCTGGATTGCAAGGCCGATGCGTCGGCGGTCGGCCGCGTAGGCTTCCAACCGCGTCTTTGCCAGAGCAGCCATCGCTGCGGCGTCAGCGCCAGGCGCGTAGTACATGGTCACCGCGATGTCGTACGGCGAGACCGTCGCGGCTTCGATCCGGACGTTGTCCCCGAGTGGACGAACATCGTCCGACGTACAGGCACGGAAAGCCCGATTGAGTAGCGCCTGATCGGCCACGCCATAGGTTTGTGTCGGCAGCACCGCGATCAGAATTTCCGGCGCGAGAACCGGATCGCCATCGTCACGGTTCGCGAACGGAGTGCCGATCAGGCCCATCGAATAGGCGTCGGCGTGCAGCGTGTCGCTGTAAGTCGCGCCGTCTTCCTCCGAATAGGCAACTGCGTCGGCGATATCACGCACGCCGTCCAGTTCCAGCGCGTGAAAAACGTAGGCGCCTTCGGGACCGGCGGTGCTGAACGCTTCGAAGGCCAGCTTGATCCGGGCGCGGAAGATGTCGTCAGTTTCAACCCACTTGCCGCGACCCTCGTCCCACTGGGAGTTAGCGGGCTGATCGTCCTCGGCGTTGTCGTAGACCAGCCGGCCAATGCCGGCGTAGGTCGCGCCGATGTGGTCGAGATCGCCCTTGATCGCCTTCGCTAGCGAGAGACCGCAGATAGCTTCGTTGACGCGCTGGCGGAAGTCCATTTCCTGATAGCCGCCGCCTTCCGAATAAGCGATCACCATCGGATCGGTTTCGAGCATCGTCACGTCGAACGTGATACCGACACGCGCCAGCGCCGCGACCAGGTATTCGTCGCGGGCGGCCTTGATGGCCTCGAAATCAACCGGAACAACCATCGGCACATCGCCGAGATCGGTCAGGTCAGGCGCGACGAAACGGCTCACGGTTCAGTCCCTCACAACCTGAATACCCGATGACGACGACATGCCGATCCGCAGCGATCGGATATCGCGCTCGGCGGTGAAATCGCCAAGATGGCCGCGCGGCATGTAGACGCCCTCGATCTCGAAACCGAGGATGCCGGTGCGCATCCCTTCCGGATTGCCGAAAGGCACGATCTTGGTCACCCGATAGCGCGGCTCCCAGAGATCGATTGCGATACAGACGGCCGTCCAGAACCTCAGAACGGTCGAGGGCACCATGTTTTCGCCAAGCAGCTTCGGGACCGCCGAGCCGAACCATCGTCGCATCGCGCGCTCGCCGAGCCGCGTAGTGAAGATGACCTGAAGCGATTGAGCGACATGCGGCCAGCCCGAGATCACGCGGCCTGTAAACCTGTCAAACCCGGTCCCGTCCATCGTCACACCTTCGCGTATGTCTGGACGGCCAGGCCGGCTTCGGTTTCGACGCGCGGCGGCGTGCCCTCGCCCTTGCTGGCGAGACCCAGCGCCGTCTTTCCGATCGTGCGAACGAAGCCCGGCGCGGTGATGTTCACGTCGGAGGTGGTCAACTCGATCTCAACACTGCCTATCGAAACGACGTAGCTGTCCGCCTTCTCAACGATCTTGAGTTGACCGAACGTCGTTACGTGTTCGTCGGCCTTGTCCGACGGCGACGGGTTCTGATCGGACCAGGTCATCGGCACAAGAAGGCCCTGCCGCACTTCGCCGTTCGGCGCGAACATCGACATCTGCTGCCCAACCGTGGGTGGCCGATGCGACTTGTAGGCGCCGGCAATCTGCGCGTAAGGCAGCCATGCCGACTTCAGCGGTTGCCCGTCACGCTCTCCGATTTCGATACGGGCACGCTGCTTCTTCGGATCGACGTCGGTCACCTTGCCGTGGCGCATCATGCCGTCCATGCGACGCTCAACGTCAGTGATGCGCGAGACCGCATCCGCCAGATCGTCGATCAGGCGGCCAAGGATTTCGGTAATATCGGCCATGACTATTCGACCAGCGGGACAGGATGGTCAGGATCGTCGGCATCGGTAATCGTCGCCTGATCGGCATCGACAGTAATCGTCGTGGTGGCACTTTCACCCGCAAGGTCCGTCACCGCGATCACGTCGCCATCGTCATCGGATACACCCTCGAGCGGTCCCACACCGATTGACGTCATAGCGTCATCGTTGAGACCGAGCTCGTTTCGCCATTGCTTCCACGGCGGCAGAAGATCGCCGGCTGCTACGGCCTGTAGCGTCGGCACAAGGCGAGCGTAGTTTCCGCCTACGCCGGTTAGCGCCGCGAACGCATCCGACCAGAACGGCGGCAACGGAGCGCCCGGGACAGGGTCGGACACGACCTCAAGCTCGATCTCAATCCGCCGCGCGGCAAATCGCACGCTGTTCTCGCTTGCCGCACCGCGAATGATGTTCATTCCGCAGACGCGAAGCCTGCACGCGCGCCACAAGCGCGCCCACGGCGTCTCGCCCGTCTGCAATTCAACGATGGCTTGCCGCTGGATGATGTCCAGCGTCATCTCCATGCCTTCATCCGTTTCGGGAATGAAGATGTCCCCGCCGCTACCATCTTTCGCAGCGGCGCGATTGAAACACGCGACTTCGATCGCTAGCGTGACCTCGACAGACGCGCCGATGATGTCGGCCCCGTCGATCTGACGATGATCGGCTTTTGCGGCGTCGGTGAATACTGCAATCACCGGCACGGCGCCTTCGCCGCCGATCTCGTTGATCGGGACAAGCGCCGACGATTGAACTTCCGTACCGGCAAGAGTTCTGTTCGTCAGCGCGAGAACCGTTAGGTTTCGCAGCATCAGAAAGGCGAGGCTCATTTGCGCACCAGGAGGCAGGCGATGCGCGAGGTGACGTCATTCGCCGTTTCGATGATCTCGAATGTCTGCATCGACGGACTTGAAGCGACGATCAGATCGCCCTTTTTCAGAAAGTAACCGGCCGGAATGTTCGCGCGATCGAACGAAGCCCATGCCTCGTAGTTCGCAGCGCGGCCGTTAAATTCGGTGATGCGGCGGTCGCCCGCCAGGAAATCGATATCGGGTGCGCCTTCGATCAGCGTTCCGACGATGTCTGTCGGTTCGCGTGTATCGGCCCCGATGGGATTGCCGACGTTGTCCCGCTTCACTTGCGGTTCTATACGCAACGTTTCGCCGAGACGAGCGTCCACCGCCCCTGACAACATGGCATCAAGGGCGGCGAACGCGGAGGTCATGGATCAGGCCCGCAGCTTTTCGATGATCTCGGCCTTGGTCGCATTCGCTTCCAACGCCACGCCGCGCTCGGCGGCCAGGGCGATCAGATCGTCCTTCTTCATCGCTTCGAGATCGACGTCGCCACCACTGTCGGGATCGATCTTGCCGTGGCCCTTGTTGATGGCCGCGTTCTCATTCAGCGCGTCGATGGATGCCTTGTCGATGCGGGTCTGGGTATTGCCCGGATCCTGCACCGCGGGTCCGCCATACTCGCCGTGACGAGCGATCATCGCGCGCGCTTCCGCTTCTGGCAGTTCGATGTCGGTACCCGGAGCAACGTATTGCCCCTTGTGGAACACCGTCACCGGCGCCTTGAGCGAAACCATTCCGGCCATCGCGGCCATCGCGACGATCGTCGGGGCGGTGGCGGCTTGCGCATGTTCGATGATCGGAAAGCCCGACGACATGCAGGCGACGACGGCGAGCGCAAGCGCCCCGCCAAGGATGATGCGGCTTAGTTTCATGGTGGTCTCCTTCGTTAGGCCTCACGGCCCGGGGGTGGTAGTCCTCCCGCGCGGGGCTGCCGCGCGGGTCATTGTCGGCGCGGCGTTATCGAACGGTCGCGCAGAACGTCGCTTCCGGACGCGGGATCAGCGGCAACGGGGCCGCCTGCGTCATCAGGAAGTGCGCCGACGGATCAGGCTCAGTCCACTCTTT